TGTTAATTCAGTAGCATTTTCACCTGATGGAACAAAAATAGCAAGTGGAAGTATCGACAAGACGATAAAAATCTGGGATGCAGAGACAGGTGATTTATTAAAAACACTTTCAAGTCATACGGATTATGTTAATTCAGTAGCATTTTCACCTGATGGAACAAAAATAGCAAGTGGCAGTTATGACAAGACAATAAAAATCTGGAATGCAGCGACAGGTGGTTTATTAAAAACACTTTCAGGTCATACGGATTATGTTTTTTCAGTAGCATTTTCACCTGACGGTACAAAAATAGCAAGTGGAGGTAGAGACAAGACAATAAAAATCTGGGATGTAGAGACAGGTGATTTATTAAAAACATTTTCAGGTCATACGGATTCTGTTTATTCAGTAGCATTTTCACCTGATGGAACAAAAATAGCAAGTGGAAGTAGTGATGGGACAATAAAAATCTGGGATCTGAACACAGATAGAGAAATAGCTACATTTGTAGGGTTCGCTGGTAGCATTCGTTCAGTAGCGTTTTCACCTGATGGGACTAAAATAGTTTGTTGTGGGGATAGTGGGGCAATAAAAATAATTACGAATTATCCTTTTATGTGTGGGCGGATAGATAGTCAGCCAGTGAAAGTAACTCATGATACTATTATTATAAAAGGTTATTTAACGAATAAGGGGATATTTAATAAAATAAATGCTTATATAGAATATAGTAAAGATGAAAAGTTTAGAGATGATGTACTAAGGAATGAAACTTTTTTCTTTGATGAAGAAGTTTTAAGTAAGTTAGAAGAGAAATCTCTAGAAGGTCATACTGATACTGTTCAATCAGTAGCATTTTCACCTGATGGAACAAAAATAGCAAGTGGAAGTAATGATAGGACAATAAAAATCTGGGATGTAGAAACGGGTAATGAAATAAAAACATTTTCAGGTCATACTGGTGGTGTTCGATCAGTAGCATTTTCACCTGATGGAACAAAAATAGCAAGTGGAGGTATTGACAAGACAATAAAAATCTGGGATGTAGAAACAGGAAACGAAATAAAAACACTTTCAGGTCATACTGATATTGTTTATTCAGTAGCATTTTCACCTGATGGAACAAAAATAGCAAGTGGAAGTGGTGACAATAGAATAAGAATCTGGAATGCAGAGACAGGTGGTTCATTAAAAACACTTTCAAGTCATACGGATTATGTTTATTCAGTAGCATTTTCACCTGATGGAACAAAAATAGCAAGTGGAAGTAGAGACAAGACAATAAAAATCTGGAATGCAGAGACGGGTGGTTTATTAAAAACACTTTCAGGTCATACGAATTATGTTAATTCAGTAGCATTTTCACCTGATGGGACGAAAATAGCAAGTGGAAGTAGTAGTGTAGTAAAAATCTGGGATGCAGAGACAGGAAATGAAATAAAAACATTTTCAGGTCATATTAGTTCTGTTTATTCAGTAGCATTTTCACCTGATGGAACAAAAATAGCAAGTGGCAGTGTTGACAGGACAATAAAAATCTGGGATGTAGAGACAGGAGATGAAATAAAAACATTTTCAGGTCATACTAGTTATGTTCGATCAGTAGCATTTTCACCTGATGGGACGAAAATAGCAAGTGGAAGTGAAGACAAGACAATAAAAATTTATAAATTACCGTTAGAGTTTGAAAGTAAAATAGAGGGATTAACTCCGGAAACAGATTATTATGTGAGAGTTTTACTTGAAGGATTTGATCAGTAAAAGGAGGGTGGGATTTATGTCTGATAATAAATACTATAGTTTTCCTGTTAAAATTAGAACAACTAAATTTATTGCCACTAATTATTGTTTGATAAATAAACAGAATAAATTTCTTGTTTTATCTGATGGCATGTGGAAAGAAGTGCTATCTGATAAGAACATGTATAATTTAACTTACGAAGATTTTGAACGTTACGGAATGAGAGATCTATCCCTTATACCATGCGATAAATGGGAAGAATTAGGGGTAGAATTTGAAATATTAATCTGGACGGATAATATTTATACAGTACCAAAATTAGAACTCACTGTCCCACCCACTAGACCTTATAAATTTTTGGACGAGCCTTATATAGTGACTTATACAGAAGATGAAGATGTTCCTGTATTATTTCAGACAGTTCTTGCTACTTCCAAGGTTAGATTTTTAGTGTCAAAGAATAAAACAAACTATTATGTGTACAGAGATAATGAGTGGATTATTATTGATAAGTCCGACATTATAGAAAAAGGTATGACTAAAACGGAATTAGAGTCTATCCCACAAGAGGCGTGGGCGGCGTGGATGGAGAGAGAAGCTCATAAACATTCTTTTAATATATTAATAGGAATGTATAGTGAAAATCCAGGTAAACCTTTAGTTAGAAGTGTAACAGTAAATTATGCTGAAAATGAGGCTCCAGTTATTATTAATTCTGTTATTGAACCTGATACCATCCATAATGAATTTGCGTATCTTATGACTGATGTAAAAGATTATGAAGGTGATAGGATTAGTTTTAAAGTGTTAATTAAAAAAGCAGGTACAGAAGAATTTGTCCAGGTGGACCCCCCTGAAGGTTGGCATACTGGTAGTGGTTCGGAAATTGGTATATTAAGAGCTTATAATCATCCTTATTTTAATATAGGTGAAAATGAAGTTAAAGTAGTGGTAAAAGACGAGCGGGGGGTTGAGTCTGAATGGACAGGTAGAATTATCTTAACTAATACTGACCCCACAATTGCTATTACTTATGACGATTTTGGTATGATTGCGGTTATAGGTGATGATGACGATGATGATATAGCCTACAGGCTGTCAATTAACGGTGAGTTGGTATTTGATTATACTAAGTTTTTCCCGCCAAAAAAGAGGTTTGAGTATTTGTTTGATTCCTCTAAACTAAGATTTGGGGAAGAAAATACTATTTGTTTAGAGGTTATTGATACACATGGCGGGTACGCAAAAGAAGAATTCACTATCATTGGAACTTATAGAGGATTAATGTTTAAGAATGAAAACGGTGAGTATTTTGTCGATGACAGAGGTAACGTATTAATGGATGTGTTATTTGGTAAAACTCTTATAGGCGGTCAAACTTCAGAGACTAAGAAAGTTATTCTTGAAAATAGAACTGGATTTCCTCTTGCTGATGTAAAGATATTCCCCGAAAAAGCTGATTTTGTACATGGTGCTGTAGTAGAGATAAGTCCTATTGAGATGCCTTTTACTCCTGTAGATACTGTTAAGATATTAGAGATATTACCTAATTTAGGCACGAAAGATTTTTATATAAGAGTTAGGACAAGCAGAGATGCATATCAAGGTGGATATTTTTATATCAACTCAACAGCTACCCCCGTCACACAGTAATAGGGCGGGGTGGTGTAGTTTCAATACAATGAAACGGAAGTGGTTAAATGATATACTATAATACAAATCAAAAAACTTTAGGGGATAAGATATATATTAAGTGGGATGATTTTTCAGATGCAGTGAAATATGAGCTGCAGTATTATAATGGAGCAAAATGGATTGTTGTAGCTAATAATATTACTAGTACCTCTTATTTATATACATTTGAACAAATTAATCCTACCGCCCAATTTAGAGTAAGAGCTATATATGAAGATGGTGAATCTGAGTGGGTGGAGGGAGGAGTTTTTGAGGTAGTATTTCAGTCATCTATAGATGCTCATATAATCACTAATGCTAAAAGTAAAGTAAGAGGATATGTTGATATAATAGGATACGGAGAATCCGATTTAGATGGAAGTATAACAATAAAAGGTCATGATGGTTCGAGTATAGATTCGGTGTTGAAGATAGAGTATAAACCAAGATATGCTCAAATTAATAGTGAAGTAGTGGTTGCAAGAAGAGATGATAGTGATATTGATGGTGAGTTGTTTTTGAAACCTTCTGCTCAAATGCGGGTAAATGTAGATATTGTCCCACCTCCAAAGAGGATTAAGGAGTTTTTACCTGTAAAAGATTCTGTTGTCAGACAATCTGCCCCAACTATAAATTATGGTGATTCCCAACAGATGTTGGCGGGGGAGACGAGTGAAGGGAGATTCATTTCTTATTTAGGTTTTAACTTAGATTTACCTGATAGTGTAGATATAATATTAGCTAAAATAGTTTTATATAAACAATATAAAACTACAAAAACATTTTTTATGGGTTTATATGAGACTTCTGATAATTGGGAAGAACACGATATTACCTACGAGCATAGACCTATTGAAGAACATTATCTCACTCAATTTGTTATACCTACAGAGGTGGGACAGGTTGAGGTAGATATTACTGATATAGTTTTAGATTGGTATAAAGAAAAGGGTTCTAAATCATTTATTTTACGACCAAGAAATTATAGTTATTCTGATCTTACAGCTTTTAGTACTAAAGAATCTCTTCACCCACCTTTGCTTGCAGTAGAATATTATGAATCAGTTGAAAATGCAGGTTCATATTCATTTGATGCTGGACTTGTAGTCAGACAAAAAGTTGTTAGAGATATTAGTGCTGTTATAGATATTGAAAGTGACTATATTTATGCTGAACTAGGTGGGGAGATTGAGCTTGCAAGAAAAGATTTAGATACTAGTATAGGCGGAAAAATTGTAGTATCTAATACAAATTATGCTGAGTTAGATAGCTCAATAGAATTAGAGAAGAAAATAAGAGAAGGTGCTTTAGATTCCTCAATAATAGTGCCATTTGATTCGTGTATAGAATCTAGTATAAGGTTGGAAAAACAAGAAAGATTTGAGGATTTAGATTCAGTTCTAATTGTAAGAGCTTTAGAAAAAATGGAGTTAAATTCGCTATTAGATATAACTAGAAAAGATCTAACTATAGATGTAGAAGGTAATATAATTGTAAAGCAGAATGTAGAGTTAGAGCTTGATTCTTTGTTGAATATAGATAAAAAGAATTTTGTAATTGATATAGACGGAAGTTTAACTGTAAGGCAGAAATATGAAGAAAGTTTGGATTCATTTATAGGTATAGAGAGGAAAGAAGTCCTAACCGACATCGGTGGGGGAGTAGTTGTAAGACGAGAAGATATTAGCGATTTAGATTCAACATTGGATATAATGAAACATGAGGAGAAACATGAATTAGATGCTGAATTATATGTTTTATTCCGTTCTGATATAGATGCTAATATTGAAGTGCCTAAAGTTGATAGTCTTGATGAAGTTGATGGAGAAATAGAAATAATACAGAAACAAGCTGAAGATTTATTCAATTCTAATGTGATAGTTAGAGTATTTTGGGTAGATGAACTTAACGCATCTATAGATGTCGAAAGAAAATTTGAGATAGATGGAAGTTTACTGATAGAGCGAAAAGATGGTATTAATGAATTAGAATGTTCTTTAACAGTAGATACAGGCGGAGACTACGCTTTTATAATGTAAAGAGACCTCATTGAGGTCTCTTTACTATTAATGGGTGTGCTTTTATATATTCTTGTCTATTTCTCTTTATAGAGGTTTTAGCATAGATGTTTGTGGTGTCAATTGATGTGTGACCCATCATTTCTTGAATTGACTTAATATCTGCACCATTGTCGAATAGATACGTCCCAAAGGCGTGGCGGAAAGAGTGAGGAGTAATATTTATTAATCCAAGTTTTTTTGTCCATTTTTCAATAACTTTGTTGACCCACCTGACTGTAACTGGTTTATCTTTATTTACTTTAGAAGGAAAAACCCATTCGCTGTCATGTTGATTTAACCATAGTAAAACATTAGGTATAGTTTCAGGGATAAATGGCACCAATCTCTCTTTTTTATTTTTACCATATACTTTAAGCACATTATTTTCAAAATCAAAAGCACTTCTTTTCAGGTTAGCAACTTCCTCTCGCCTTATTCCAGTTGCAAATAATAATTCTACTAGTGCTTTATGTTTAAGTTCATCTATTTTAGATAACATCAAATAATATTCTTCTACTGATATTATTTTAGGTAAAGTTTTATCTACTTTTGCAGTTTCTACTAGTTCTGCTGGATTGAATTTAACTATCCCCTCTGTCATTAAATACCTAAAAAACGACTTGATAGATGCTAGTTTTCTATTAGCAGTTGTAGGGCTGTTGCCCTTATTTTTTATATGCTTTAAAAAATTAATTACATCATCTTTAGTTATGTCTTTAACATCTTTATTTACAAAAGATAAAAATTGCTCTAAATCGGTTTGATATGCTTGTAAAGTATGGGCTGAGTAATTCTTTTCAACCTCAAGATGATTTAAAAATTTTTTAATCATAATACCCCTCCTTTGTTCACATAAAAATATATCACATAATAAAATTTTAGTCAAATATTTATTATTCATTTTTGTAAATGATCTCGTATGTTTATATTTGAAGGAGGGATTAAAGTGGAATTACCTTATGTAATTAAAGATTCATTAGAAGTTGAGACAGAGGTTGAAAAGAAGACACGAAAGAAGAAAGTAAAGTTTACGGATAGCGTGGAGGAATGGTCTCTTCATACTTTTGCAAAATATTTTGAATATCTTTATCAACATAAATTTAAAAAACCGTATATTCCTGTAAAAGGAGATTTAAAGCAGTTAAAAAGAGTGTTGGAGGTAAAGGATAGAGAAACAGTTAAACAATATATTGAAATATTTATGGAGATAGATTTTTTCAAAGTGAAAACTATAAGAGCATTTTGTTCTAATTATTCTCAAGCAGTGTTGGATAATTATGTTACTTCAGGGGATTTACCTAACTATACTAAAAACAAGATCCATAATGAGCCAACACATCTTAATGATTGGGCTAATGAAATAGATAACATATTTGGCGGTGGTAAAGAGTGAACCCTTATCAAAGCTGTGATAGTTGTATAGCTACTAAATGGTGCAGAATTTATAGTGGTGAGATCCCTAAAGGCAAAAATCCGTGGTGTAGTGCCAAATATAGATTGGATTATGCTTTGAAATTGTCTAAAGTGCCTCGTAACTATATAAACGCTAATTTATACAATTTTATAAAAGACAGTGACAACGAAGAAATTTATAATTCTTTAAAAGCAATAGTAGACGATATAGTCTCTGTTGTTGATAAGGGAACTAATTTTTTCTTTTTTGGGGCTACCCCTGGAACTGGAAAGACATTTTGTGCTTTCGTCCTTTTAAATCATTTTATATATAAAACGTGTACTACTGATAGGTTTGACTTTGAGAATCCTTTAGGTATGTATGTAGTACATGCGGATCTAATGGACGATTTAAGGTATAGGAGGGATTCGGATGAATTACAGCGTACTTTAAAGCTAGTAGATGAAGTCCCGTTGCTTATAATGGACGATTTGGGTTCAGGAACCAGTAGCCCGTTCTCTAGAGATCAGACTTATTTAATTATGAATAATAGAATAAATAATGGACTTTCTACTATTTATACTTCAAATTTAACTGTAGCGGAGTTAAGAAATCCAGAAGTGTTAGGGGCACGAAATGTATCTAGACTTATAGTTAATGCAATAGGGATAGAGTTTACAGGGAAGGATAGAAGATTGACTACTGTGCGGGGGGCAAGAAAATGAGGGAAGAAATTCAATTATTAAATCATTATATTAAAAGTCGAGATGTACATTTTTTAGCTAATCATAAAATAGATCCATCATTTTTTCTTTCCACCGCAGAAATTGTTAAATGGATAGATGACTATATAAAAAAGAATCATTCACTTCCAACACTTGAAACTGTAAGTAATAGGTTTGAGGATTTCGAGGTAATAGAGGAATTAGATGCAGTCCCATATTTAATTGAAGAACTTAGAAAGAATAAAGTTAGCGTGGAGTATAAGCCTTTACTCATGGAGAGTGCAGAATTAGTAGCTCAAGGCAAAGTAATAGAAGCAATAAATAAAATGAAGGTGGATGTTGAAGAGCTTATTCGTATTTATACAGGTAATGCAGATTATTATGATTGGGTAAAGGACGCTAAATTAAGATATGAGCATTATTTAAAAACACATAATAGCGGGGATGAATTAGCAGGTATTAGCACTGGGATATCTACACTTGATGAACTAACCGGTGGGTGGCGTGAAGATGATTTAGTACTTATTGCTGGAAGAACTAATGAAGGAAAGAGTCTTATTAGTTTGTATTTTCTATATCACGCATGGTGGTCGTTTATGAAAGCCAATGCAAATATTCCCGTAATTTATATTTCTACTGAGATGCCAGAAATAGAGATAGCTTATAGATTAGATACTTTAAGGGCACATTTTTCAAATACGGAATTAAACTTCGGTAGACTTACTGACTTAGAAGCTTATAAAGAATATCTAGAAGAACTTGAAAAAAAGACAAATAGTTTATTGATTTTAACTGAAGACTCCAATAATGGAAAACCATTCACTCCAAATGACATAAGGTGCGTTATAGAGAATGAACGCCCTGGGCTCATTGTTATAGATCAGTTATATGATCTATCTGATGGGACTGGTGAAAGGGAAATTAGGAAAAGGATTGTTAATATTTCAAACAGTATAAGGGACATAAATTTATACACAAGGACTCCAATAATTTGGGTGGCACAGGCTGGTAGGGATTCTGCAAAAGAAGCAAAGAAGGATAGTTTAGCTTCGCCAGAGCTTTATCATGTACAGGAGTCTGATACCCCCGCTCAAAAGTCTACAAAGGTCATTACCTTAAGGCTTATAAATAATGAAGTATTTAAATTGTCTTTAAAAAAGAACAGGGGAGGGAAGAGAGATAAGGATGTATATTTAAGAGCAGATATTGATAGAGGATATTATGGTGAAATAGAGGAGGAGGCGTTAGCTTTTTAACCTAATTAGTGACAGAAGTCGTCCACTTCTATAAGGAGGGTAAAAAATGATAGTAAACTTACAAATTAAAATCAGTATGAGAAACGGGGATAAAAAACTAATAGAAATAGAGGAGAATAACCCTAAAGGGTATTTAATAGATAAGGGTACTGGAGAGAAGAAAGAAGTTGAGTTGACTCCTAAACAGGTAAAATTAGAGTATTCTAAGAAGATAATAGAAAATATTGAGAAGAAAAAACCAGTGTTTTTAATGGATAAGACTGGAACTATTACAATATTAAATTCATATGATATTTCTTCGTTTGATATATCGGTCATTAAATAAATTCCATATATTGCATTATGTCGAAAATTGTGGTAATATAGACATTACTAAGGATAGTGGTAAAAATGGACTATTATATGGTAAATATTGAGCATGTTTTAGATGTCTTACAGACTAAGTGGTCGGCAAATAGTGGTTATGCAAATAATCCTACTGCTTTCACTAAGCGTAGGGTAGGGGATTCAAATGTCAATATGTGCTGTCCATTTCATTATGAGAGCCGACCGTCGTTTGGAATTAGTAAAGTTTATCCGTATCCATATAATTGTTTCAGTTGTGGGGAGAAAGGACAATTAATAGATTTAATTGCCTTTGTATTTAAAATTAATTATATGGAGGCATATAGAAGGTTATTACAGGATTTTTCTGTAGTAGATTTTGAGTTTTCAAAAGATAATGCGGGGAGGGAATGGGTTGGTGTTACGGAAGAAGAGATTTTTGAATATCGAAAAAAGCGACATAGTTACTTGCGAACACGTGGAATAAGCGATTATACACAAAGTAAATATGAAATTGGATACGATACAGAGAAGTCTGCAATTACATTTCCTGTCAGAGATTTGCATGGAAATCCTAGTTTTATCGTCAGAAGAAGTGTTTTCGCAAAATTTTATAACATTCCAGTAAATGCCCCAAAAAAGAAGACACTTTACGGCTTAAATTACTTGGTTGGAAAGACTGATATAGTATACATTGTAGAGGGCTTGATAGATGTTTTGGCTTGCTATGAAGCGAAAATACCCGCAGTTGCTTTGATGGGGCGAACTCTTTCCGATGAACAAGTAAAGTTGTTGATGCAGGGCGGAATAAAGAAAGTTGTCCTATTCCTTGATAACGATGAATGGGGAATTAAGGGTACATTTGAAGCATTGGATAAATTAAATAAAACACCTTTAGTAGTTTCCGTTGCAAAATACCCAGATGATACTAATTGCAAAGATCCAAATGATTTACTACTGATGGATTTGTTGCAACGAATTGAGATAGTACCTTCAATTCAATATATGCTTAAATGTGGGGGGTTATGTTAGTGATAAAAACTTGTAAAACTTTTAATGAAGCTGTAACAGAGGGTGATGTGGACGAATTACTAAAGGTAACACAAAAAATTTGTTATTATAAGCTTCAAAAAAGAAACGTAAAGATGCCTACCTTTATTTCTAAGGAAGATGTAGTTCAAGATTGCATGATAAAAGTCTATCAAGCCCTGGATAAATTTGATTCAAGCAAAGCTTCAGCGAATACTTATTTTACCCGAATAATAGAGAGGGTAATAATAGATTCTATTAGATATTATCAGGCAAAAGAAAGGTTAAAAGATGAATACAATGACTTTGTAATAGATACTTACTGCGGTAACATTAGTTCAAGTTCTGAAAGTGATAGGGATTCTCTTATAAATTTAAATGATGATATGCTGATGCAAAAAGTTACGGATTACGACTGGGATGAAGATTTACTATTTCAAGATGTTTTGAGTAATTTAAGTGATATGCTTTCAGAGAGGGAACGAAAAATTCTGATCTTGCGATATAATGGGTACACACACCAGGAGATTGCAGATATTTTAGGTCTGTCTCGAGCTACTATAGCAAAAGAGTGGAGAAGGGTTAGAAAACTTGTGTTAGAATATCTCAGTTAGAGGAAGATTAAATTCTTCCTCTTTTTTTATTCATTTTTTACAATTCTTCCGTATGTTTTTATTAGAATACAACTAAAAGGAGGATTATTATGGAACTTTATCAAGGAAAAGGCTTAGGAGCCATTATCGAGGCCAACAAAAATAGTGCTACAATGCTTTCTTTAAAGGATGGTGAATCTACAGAAGTAAGAATTATAGTACCGGTAGAAGAGTTAATAAGTGTTTACGAACATACCGAGAAAATTAATGACAGGTGGAGAAATATAAGATGTTTAGGAAAAGAGCATTGTCCTTTATGTAAAGCAGGTAAGCACGCATCTTTTAGAACGTATATTCCCGTTTTTGATAAAAAAGATGAGAAAGTAAAAATTTTTAAAGTGTCTAAGACTGTTGGGAACCAGCTTGTGGGATTATATGAAGAATATGGTGATTTAACAAAGAGGGATTTTAAAATTTTGAGGCGAGGGGAAGGTAGACAGACGACTTATCAGTTCTTCCCGAGAGATCCCAGTGAATTTGATGCCTCAGAGTTAGAACTACCTGATATAGAAGCTTTAATCAAACCAATGTCTCCTGAAGAAATAGAGGCATTAATTAATCAGAAAGTATCTGATGTTGAACCAACAACTCCAAAGTCAGACGGGGATTTTCCATTTTAACTAAGAAAGTAGCAAAAAGACTCCCACCTCTTTAGGTGGGAGAGGTTCAATAAAAGAAGGAGGAATAAAACAATGAGTAAAAGTGTATATTTAGTAACTGCTGGAAGTTATTCTGATTATCATATTGTAAGAGCGTTTTTGGATAAAAACAAAGCAGAATCATATATGAAAGTTTGTGATGAGCCAGATTTAAACGAACTTGAAGAATATGAATTGTCAGATGATAAAATATTTACTCCTGTGTATTATATTAATGTAGACTATTATATAGGCAAAATTCCATCTTGCATAAATGATAAATATAATTTTAAAATTATTACAAGTAATAGTTTGGATACTGATATAAACGATATGAAATTTACATGGTACAGTGATTATGGTAATTATCAATCTATAAGCATGTATCGACCTATATATTCTAAAAATTTTAATGAAGACAAGTTAAAGAAAAAGTATCGTAAAGTATGCGAAGATTTAGAAGCACAGATTAAATCACTTAAAGAAATAGAAGGTTGGAATGAAGAAATGATTGAGGAATGGCTGAAAAACAAACAAAATATAATTCCAGAAAGTGAATAAAAGATTCATTTTTCTAATAAAATAGCAAGAATACTCCCACCTCTTTAGGTGGGAGATGAATTGCTAACAAAATCTTTTAGAATTTTAATAACTAGGGCGGGAACCGTCCGAAAGTGAGGCTCGTGGAGGTAGTAGGTTGCGAGGCTGATGAAGCAAGAATCTCCCACTTATAGAAGTGGGAGAGTTCAATTAAGAGGTGGGATAGCTATTGGATTTTGTTAGTACTATTGAGAGTATATTAAATAATACTGGTAATAAAAAAAGAAAGCTACGGGTTAAAGAAAAGTGGTATCTTGATAATGTTTATCCTTTGTTTAAGGATAAGTTTCCGTCATTAGATGATGAGCAGGATATAGAAAGATTTTTAGCATGGGCTAAGCAAAAGAATTTCAATAAAGTGCAGTTGCGTGTAATAAAAATAGCGAAAGAAACCGTATTACCTTCTCATTATACTACTGTGTGGACAGAACAAGATTTAGATGAATTAGTTAATTGGCTAAGTAGACTAGATACTGTTGCTATAGATACTGAAACTACTGGAACAGATAAATACAGAGATGAAATTGTAGGAATATCTTTTTACGCTCCTCATCGAGGTTATTATATACCTTTAAAACATGTAGATGACATTGTTGCAAATAAAGATGCTTACGAGGAATTTATTGAAGGTGGCGGGGAAGAGAAATTAGTTTTAGGTGTAGATTACGTTAAATGTTTACCTTTAGAGCTTGTAAAAAAGAGATTAAGACCTCAATTGCAAAGAAAAGATTTAAAACAGATATATCATAATTATGGTTTTGACTACCATATTATCCGCAGATATTTTGACGCAAAACCTGTATGTTATTTTGATACAATGATTGCACAGGCAATATTAGATGAGAATCAGCCGAAGGCATTAAAGAAAATGGCTACCTACTATCTAAAAATACCAAGTGACACCTACGCAGAACTTTTTGAAAATATGTCTTTTGACCAAGTGCCTATTCTCATTGATCCGAAAACAAGGACTGGTAATATAGCGACATATTATGCCACAAAAGACACTGAGTTAACTTATAAGATGTATGAGTTCCAGTATAAGCATTTAACTTCCCATAAGCTTAAGAAATTACATGATCTCTATTTTAATATAGAAATTCCGTTTATTAATGTGGTAGTAAAAGTCGAGGAACGGGGGGTAAAGGTAGATAAGGAATATTTAGTTAACGAAGTAGCACCTAAACTTCACAAAGAACTTAATGAACTTGAAGAAAAAATCCATAAATATACTGGTGACATTAATTTAAACTCACCTCAACAGTTAGCTAAAGCACTATATCAAGATTTAGGCTTACCTAGGGTAAATAAGAAAAAGCCTGATTCTACAGATAAAAAGACATTAACCAAGTTAAAAAATACACATGAAGTAATACCATTGATACTTGAATATAGAAGGAAAGTAAAATTAGTAGATGCTTTTGCAGATAAACTGCCAAATCAGATAATTAACGGTAGAATTCATACAAGTTTTTCTACAATTAAAAAGACAGGTAGAATGAGTAGTTCTGAGCCTAATCTACAACAAATCCCCTCCTATACTAATTTAATTAGAAACGCTTTTATTGCAGATGAAGGCAGATTGTTAGCATCATTGGACTTTTCATCGCAGGAATTAAGAATTCTTGCTCATATATCAGGTGATGAGCTGATGCTTAAAATTTTTACTGAAGGTGGTGATGCTCATTCTACTACAGCAGTTACTATATGGAATAATAAGTATCCTGATAGAAAAACAGATATAGAAACTTTTCAACGATTGAGAAAGGTTTCAGATTTTTTCAGAGATAAAGACGGTAATTTAGATGAAAGCAAATTTGATGAGGGACATTTAAATAAAGCGTTTGAAGAGGGAATTATTTTAACCAAAGATAAGGAAATTCTTTTAAAAGAAGCGGAGTTAGGGCTAGAATTTGAAAAGATGCGAAAAAAAGCTAAGCAGGTTAACTTTAGTATAGTCTATGGTACCACAGAAAAAGGGCTAGCAGATAATTTAGAAATAAGCGAAGAAGAGGCTAGAATGTATATTCAATCATATATGCAGACCTACCCTGGGGTGGCGAAGTGGATTGAGGAGACTAAAAAAATAGTTAGAGAACGAATGTATGTAGAAACTTTGTTAGGAAGAAAAAGAAGATTATATCCAGAAGTAGAATCAGGACAGAGATGGCTATTAGAATCAGCGTATAGAATGGGCTGTAATTCCCAGATACAAGGTAGTGCTGCGGATATGATGAAAAAAGCATCTTTAGATTTACAGCCCGCTCTTAAGAAATATGATTGTCATATTGTATTATTTGTTCATGATGAATTGATTTTAGATGTTCCTGAAGATATTGGTATGGGACCATTAAAGGAATTTGCTGAAATAATGTGTAATGCAATCCCGTTAAAATGTGGGATGAAGTCTGACATAGAGATTGCTAAAAGATGGGGTCAGAAAATGAATCAAGATGAATTGAGTGAACTTTGGGAGGAAGATGAAATTGAATGATTTTCTTGAAAAGACAAAACAGTATTTAAAAATTCAAGATGAATTAGGATTTATAGCTCCAAGATGTATAAATATTACTGTAGGAAAAATGAAACAATTGTCTGAATTATACCGCACTAAAGTAAAATTGGAGTATGATGACGATGTAGGATTTAAACACAATTATTTTTATCATTTATATATAGATGGTATTCACTTTATAGCATGTAGTGATTGGCAGGAAGCACGCAATTACGGATTTGATGAATGTGACTTTAGGGAGGAGGCAGAAATTTGGGGTTAAAAAAATTAGCAGATAAAATAAAAAAGGAACAGAGAGAAGCCAATAAATCTTTTGAGGAAAGATTTATTGATGAGATAGATAAGTTTTTAGTTGAGGAGGCAAAAAGAAAAAGGTCGGAAAGCTCTAGATTAGCTTTCCGACCCTCTCAATATTATAAATGCGAGAGGCAGACGTTTTATTTTTTAAAGGGTGTAAAGGGATTTGATGGGATTTACCCTAGAAGTCAGAGGATTCTCCAAGTAGGGGCACGATTACATGAATGGATACAAAACGATATATTAATGAAAATGAACGAATTAGGCTACCCGATAAAAATATTACCTAAAGAAGAATTACCTTTTTATGGGGCGGAGGGAGTAGAGATTATTGAAGATCACACTGCCCCACCAACAGAAATTAAATTTATAGACTTTAGGTTTACTAAAAAATTTCCCATCTCAGCTATGATTGATGGTGCTCTAGAGTATAATGGATATCCATTCATATTCGAGTTTAAAACAATTAATCCAAATGAATTTGAATATTTAATCGAACCACTTCCTGATCATATTAAACAGGGTGCTTTATATTCTTTATGCGTAGGGTTAAAGAAAGTATTATTTTTATATCTTTGTAAAGGCACTCAAAATTTTAAAGCATATATGGTTGATTATAGAGATGATCAATTAGAATGGGTTGTTAATAAAATTAAGGGAATTGAAGAACAGGTGTTATTAGATGTACTGCCTGATAAAGAGGAAGATAGTTTAACTTGTAGGTTCTGTCCGTATAGCTCAATTTGCAAAAAGGAAGATAGTTATGTAAAATATAGAGAGGTAGAGATGGGATAATTTTGTTTAAAGTCGAGGTGGATGGGATAGATATGCGTGAGATAAAATTCCGAGGTAAATCTTTAAAGACAGGTGAATGGGTTTACGGAAATTTGATTCAAATGAGTAGCCAAGGAAGCCAGATTTATATTTGTTCGTTTAATGAAGGGGCATCATCAATGAGTTGTAAAGAACTTGTGGCATACTTGATGGTGGGAGTTGACCCAAAAACAGTAGGTCAATACACCGGTCTTAAAGATAGATATGGGAGCGAGATTTACGAAGGGGATATATTGCAACTTTATAAAAATAGATCACTGATAGAAAAGTTTAAAGTAGTATGGAATGAAAATGGGTATTGGGATTGTTGTGTTTGGTTTAAAAATAGCGAAATAATCGGAAACATATTTGATAACCCAGAGATATTGGCGAGTAGTACATGAGAGATTTGTTGTAGAAGTAAAAGAAATAGTAAAACTAAATATGGCAATCTAGACATAGGATAAATAAAACCTAACTCAATTAAGAGTTAGGTTTTATTCATTTTGTGAATCTTGTTCGTATGTTTAATGTGAGGTATAAAAATAAGGTGGTGATTTTTTGGCAGATAAATTATGGAAAAAATTTGAACGACAGGTAGGTAAATATATTTTTGATGGTTCAAAAAGAAATATGGGCTCTGGCAGTGTTAATTCAGATGATGAAGGTAATCCCCGAACAGGTGATGTGATACACCCTATTTACCAGATTGAGTGTAAAATATATAAGAAAATAGCAATTTTTAGATGGTGGGAAAAGTTAGTAAAAGAAGCTAAACAATCTGGGAAAATACCAATTCTTGTAATGCGGGAAAAAGGTAATGCTAAAGATATTTTAGTAGCAATGCATTGGGAAGATTTTGTAGAAATGAGGAAGGCGTGGGAGGAAAAAAGAGAAGATGGATAGAGAAAATGCTTATATCATGACTTACACTGGTAAAATGTTGAACCCATTTTATCCTAAAGAGAAGTTAATCTGCATTGAAGATATTGCACATTCTTTATCAATGCAATGTAGATTTAATGGCCATGTAAAAAGGTTTTATTCGGTAGCAGAACATTGTATGTATACAACTCTAGTGTTAAGGGAACTAGGATATTCTGCTAAGGTGCAATTATTAGGTTTATTACATGATGCTTCTGAAGCCTATTTATCAGACATCCCCGCCCCTGTGAAAGAATTTTTAAATGAATATAGAGAAATTGAGTTTTTGTTAAATACAGCTATTTACAGTAAATTAGTACCTTATTGTTATGGTTTAACAAAGGATGAGTTAGATGCAATTACTATGGTCGATAAAGAGTTAGCTCTGCTTGAAGGTAGGAAATTGATAGGGGAGGCGGAGTGGAACAGAAAGAAAACCCAATTTGATGTAGACTTTGATACTTTAGGGGAGTTAAGCCCTAAAGAAATAGAAAAAGCATTTATTGTATTTTATAAGGCATTAAGGGAGGAGGCAAAGCTTGAACAGACAACAAATAGAGCAAGAAGTTAAAAATTATTCCGTGAGAGAGACTACAATGGCTAAAATTCAGAAAGCAGGACTGCCTATCCCTGACAAACCTCCAGATTTGGTAGAGGGTGTTAATGTATTCACTGAATGGGATAATCTAGTAAAAAGTCATGGAGGAATAGCTAATATCCCTTTTTCAATCCTAGGTGATTATTTAGATAAATGGACTTCCATTGTATCATATGCACGTTGGGTTGAAGCCATAGCAGATATTGATCAAGCAACTGCTAGAGAAATTAGAGATACTATTAAAAAACAACTTTATACTATTCAAGACGGTGGAAGAGAGTTAAGAGAGGCTTTGGTTCATATAGAACCTTTATACAGAGAATGGGAGCAGAAATATGTAGAGAGTCTTTCAATGTTGATAGCTGTTAAGGCATTGCGGGAGGGGTATGAAAGAAGAGCAGATGCCATTTCCAGGGAAATAACAAGAAGATTAAATGATGTTATAGATACAAGAAGAAACGACAATAGAGGGGGAATTTAAAATAATTGGAGATCAAAAAATAAAAGGCGTAACTAAATTAACCGTAATGAATAAAGACGGTGATGTTGTTTACGATGGGGAAATGAAGTCTGTAATGGCTTATCTATCAGATACAACTATAAGTGAATTAGAAAAAATCTTTGAAATACAGAAAGGAAGGTTGTATGAAGATAAAAAATGTTAGGGTTTATGGTTTGGTAGAAAGCATTATTGCGTGTAGATACCCTATGATGGTAGAAACGCCAGATGAAGAAGAATTTGCCGATTTAGCCAAAACACTATCTACAGTAATTAATCTTGGAATAAAAGAGTTTGATAAAATACCTGATATCGTAAGACCTTATCTAAAAAGAGCATTTGCTTTAGCTCAAGCAGATAAAGGTTCAGGACATGATTGTTTTATGAAAGGTATTATAGTTCAATACGACCTAACCGCCCCTGAGTATTTTTGGAGACAATTTGATAGATATCACTTTCATGATATTGTTTCTTCGCAATCCAAAATGCATAGATTAATACGGTTTGATTTAGATAAGATGTGTAATTCTTATGCTGATGAGGATACAAAACGAACGTTAAAAGAAGAAATTAGTTTATACAATAAAATGCTTGAAAGTGATAAGACACCCAAGAGAGAAAAACAAAAACAATTTCAAAGAATTATATCAAATTGCCCTATGGGTTTTGAATTAACAGCACGAATTACAGATAATTATTTACAGTTAAAATCAAAATATCATCAAAGATGGGATCATAAATTAGATGAATGGCATTACTATTGCGATTGGATAGAAACATTACCACTAGCTAAAGAGCTAATTGTGGGGAGGGGTTAGATGCATATTAAAGATTTTGTAACCTCTTTTAGAAAAGAGTTTGGAGAAGATTCTATTTTTCTGTTAGGAGAAGATGAAAAAGTTTCAGATATAAAAGTTAGATCGTCAGGTTCTCTTTTATTAGATTTAGCTATGGGGGGAGGATTTGCTCAAGGCAGACTTGCCCTCCTCCAGGGTGCAGCTAAGGTAGGTAAAACATCTGTAGCTTGTTTAGCCATAGCAGAAGCGCAGAAAAACGAACCAGATAAAAATAATGTCATTATAGATCTAGAAAATGCGTTTAATTTAGAGTGGGCTAAAACTCTAGGTGTTGATGTAGAAAAATTAATGGTAGTACAACCTGATACTCATGCCGAAAAGGTTTATGACATGATCGAATATATGTTAAAAAATGGTAATTTTAGTTATATAGTTTTAGACTCAGTAGACGGATTGGTTCCTAGAGAAGAATTAGATGAAACGGATTGGGATAAAGATTCGAGAGTGGGTGGAGTAGCTAAATTAAATTCTAAAGCAATGAGAAAATTAGTTAATTCTGGTTTATTAAGAGAATCAGGGACTTCCTTAATTTTTATACAACAGCTCAGAGATAAAATAGGAGGATTCTCACTCTATGGAACTCCCACCACCGTATCAGGGGGAAGGAGTATACAACATGCAGCTACTCATATCCTTGAAGTAGCTATTGGTGATTATTTCACTAAAGGGGCGGGGAGCGATAAAAAATATTTTGGACAGCAGATAAGAATAAAGGTAACAAAAAATAAGATAGCTCCTCCTTTTAGACAGGCAACTATTGATCTATATTATGAACATGGAGTAGATAAAATATCTGAATTGATTTTAACAGCTAAAGAAATAGGTGTATTACATGGAACTAACTGGCTTACTTTTGTTAACCCTCTCACAGGTGAAGTCGTAGTAGATGATACAGGTAAGGAATTTAAATGGAACGGAGTTAAGAAAACACAAGAAGCTTTAATAGATGATATAGAGAATAATGGTGGTAAGCTGTATACTCAAATGTTTAATATAGTACAAGATATCATAAGGAGGTAATGAAGTGCTTAATGTTGCGATGTTTTTAGG